GGATATTTTTTTGGATATTTTTTTGGATATTTTTAAAAAATTACTTGTTTTTTACATTTATCCATTCTAAGAATCCGATACTTTTTTTTATATTAAAACTATCTCCTAAAATTTCCCTCGCTTTTTCTAATCCTAGTTTCTCTTTTTCTGTTAAGGTTTCTATATATTCTAACTCTAATTCATCAGAAGATTTGCACATATTTTATACTATTTTATATTATTTTATATTATTTATATTATATTAAAAGTTTCAATTTATTTAATTTTATTTAATTTTATTTAATTTTATTTAATTTTATTTAATTTTAAATATTTAACTTTATTAAAGATAGATGGCAAAACTTATTGATCAGGGAGGTTTTGGATGTGTATTTTATCCTGGATTAAATTGTAAAAGTAAATTTCGCCAAACTAATAATAAATTAGTATCCAAAATTCAATTAAATAGTTTTAATGCTAGAAATGAAGTTTATATTGGTTCTATTGTTCTCAAAATACCTAATTACAAACTTTATTTTCTTCCTGTTATTTCTGAGTGTAATTTATCTATCGCTCAAATAAATCAATCTATGATTGATAAATGTGATATTATAGAAAAAGACCATGATAAATATAAAGTTTTAGAATTACCATACTTAGAAAATATTTCTTTTGAAAAATTATTTGCTGACTTTAAAAGAACCACACAACATCTTTTTTTGACTTTTATTGAAACTTATAAATATGTAGCAATTGCTATTGGTGAATTAATTGATAAACAAATTGTTCATTATGATATTAAAGAACAGAATATTCTTTATAGTACCAAGTTTGATAATCCTATCCTTATTGATTTTGGTATTTCTATACCTATTAACAAACTATCTACTAGTAATTTAAAAGAATACTTTTATACATATTCTCCTGATTACTATTTATGGTCTATTGAAATTCATATTATTAATTATATATTACATGTTGGAAAACTAACTCATGAAGCTATTCAATCTACTGTTGAAAAATATATTGCTAATAATTCTGCTTTTAGAAGTCTAAGTGATGAATTTAAAAACAATTATTCTAAGGCTGCAATTGATTTTTTTACACCTTTTTTGAAACATGATTCTTCTTATACTGTTACAAAATTAATTGAATTTTATAAAACTTGGGATTTATATTCACTTAGTATTATGTATCTTAAATTATTAAATAAACTTTTTTATAAACAATATTTTAAAAATAACTTTATCATAGCTTTCTCTCAATTACTATTACAAAATGTTTGTCCTTATCCTAATAAACGTTTATCTAGTAGTGATACACAGAAAAAGTATACTGATATTTTTTACCTTAATGAAAAACCCGAAAATTATTTTATACTTATTAAAAAACTTGAGAGAGAAAGTATCATTACCACTTAGAACTTATTAATTATAACTTATAACTTGTAAATTATTTATTAATATTAATTTTGTATTAATATTAATATGTTTTGATTTGGTTTGATTTGGTTTGATTTGGTTTGATTTGTTTTGATTTGTTTATTTACATCTTTTTTTGGTATGGTTTCTTTTTTTGGCCTTTTTTATTGTGTGTTGAGCGATGACCTTTTCTGTGGAAAAATTTATCACCTTTATGGGTTACAAAATCTTTTCTATTTTTTCTTGTTAAGGATGGTTGTCCATGTTTGGGTACTTTAAAACTATGTTTAACATTTTTCCAGTTTTGGGCAGCCATTTTGAACGCACCATTATGGTTTAATTCGGGCATTTCTTTTTTTAATTTTTTTAATTCTTCTTTCATGTATAAATTAAAAGCTGAAGGTTTTTTTTTAGCACTTTTATTCTGCATTTATATAATTTATTTAGAAAATAAATTATATTAATCTATTTATTCTATTTATTCTATTTATTCTATTTATTCTATTTATTCTATTTATTCTATTTACTTCTAAAGTTTATATTTTTTCTGATTTTCTATTGCTTATTGTTTATTGTTTATTGCCTATTGCCTAATATATTATTTATTATATTTTCTTCTAATAACGCTTCTTCTTGTCTTATTATTTCTTGTAATAGAACATATCTTACTCTATTTTCCATATTTATATTCTCTCTATTTATATTGGTATTTGTAGTTGTATCGGTATTTGTAGTTGTATCGGTATTTGTAGTTGTATCGGTATTTGTAGGTTGATAATTTAATATTGGAAAATTTAAATTATATTCTTGACTTAACTGATTGTATGAATAATTTGTATTTGTATCTTCTTCTATTTCTCTTTTTACTTCTTTTGATTCTAATTTATATCTACATACTGGACAAATTGCATTCTCGCTTTTTAACCATTTTTCTATACCATCTGTTGTAAATACATGTTTACATGGTAATTGTGTTACCTCCATATCTTCCGTAAAATCTATATGATATATGGGACAGCTGTGATTTATATCTTTTTCTGGGTTAAATTTTACCTTTTTCAAACTTTGTTCGCCTGTTTCTGATAATACGTTTTTATAGCTTGATTTATCTCTGAAACTTCTGTTTATTACATTATTTAATATTATATTATCATAAATATTTGTTGATTCATTTTGTCCTATTCTATTTCCTGAAAAATCATTTATTATAATATTTGTTCCTACTAGTAATAAACTTTCTAACAATCCATTTCTTAATCCTTCATTTAAAAAATTACCTATTAAAGATTCTCTATATGTTCCATTATTTTCTCTTTCTACTTCTGTTATTAATTGTTGAATATTATTGCTTAAATCAATCAAATTATTTTCTGTATCATTTGTTATATCGTTTGTAGTATACATACTTTCTCTATAATCATCAAAAAAATTATCTTCATTTCCTCCATATATGTATTCTTCTAATTCTCTATAATTAGTAGTTGTATTATTTGTAGTATTTATATTATTACTTATATCCATTCTATATTTTAATAATAATATAAATTTAAATGTTTTATTTAATTATTCTAACTTAAATCCATGTTTAATTCGCTATTTTTATCCCAAATATTCATCGCTATATCCTCTAATGGTTTATATCGTTGATTATTTAGTTGCTCTACTAAACTTTTCCATGGTGTTAAATCCTTTAATATTGCTGGACCATTTTTACTAAAATTATTTAAAAGTACTGGAGAATTTCCACTTACCATACTTGCATTCTCTGTGTTTGATAGTAATGGAAACCCTTCTGTTTTTCGTAAATTCCAAAACACTATATGCGGTAGTCTATATGGCATCTTATAATAAGTCTTTAGTCCTGCTTCACTGTATTTTTTACGCATTCTATCATACATAGGATTACTATCTAAGGCATTATCTATCTGCATATCTGAACAAATTACTAGAGTAAAATTTTTCATTTCATAAGGAGAAATATTATTTTTTATTGCTGTATCTAAAATTAAATCAAATGCTTTGTCAAAATTTGTATTCATACCCCAGGGTGCCTCTTCTATTTTTTCTACCATATCTACAAATTCTAATCCCTCTAGATTTACCCATTTTGGTGTTGAATTAAATGTCATAATACGTTTTCCTAGCTTTGATTTTTCTGCAATTCTAATTCCTAGACCAATTGCTGAATGTAATGGTAGACATTTGTCAGATTCCATAGAACCTGATGTATCTACCATCACAATCATATTTCCTAAATCCATATTCTGATTGCTATTTTCTTTCCACTGCATATTTAGTAAATCTATTTCATCTTTTAATTTATTTACATGATAGCCTTCATAATATTTACTACTCATATTATAACGTTTTTTTCTGGTATTTAAATCAATTGCATCCCTTACAAAATCTACTATTGAAACTCTTGCTCCCTTTACTACTTTTGTTCCATTTCTACAATCTTTTAAATACTCTTGATAATTCTCTTTACATTTTAATCTATCTTCCATTTTTGATAGCGAAATATTTGTTCTATCTCTTCCGTTTTTATTTACCATATTAAATGCTTTATTTTGCTTTCTCATAGTAATACTTGTTACATGTTTATCAAAATCTATTTCCCTCCAATTACCATTACACTGATTTACTTGTGGAGTGTTCAGCTCTTTGTTTAATTTTGCGATTACTTTTCTAAAATGTGTTAGTGCCTTTCTTTTTGCTGCTTTATATTGACTCTGGGTCATCGCTGGGTGAAACCATTCATTAAAATATTTTTCTGCCACTAAATGTGTTATCCAACCAAATTTTCTTGATTTTTCTCTTGGTATCCACTTTGCAATTAGTGTACTATTTAAATTATCTTCATCTTTACTTAGTTGACTACACATAATCTCAATTGCTTTATCAATAAGCATATCACTTTTTTCCATATCAAAATAATTTACCTTCTTCCATTCATCTTTTAAATGATAGTTGCAAAAATATTTTAAATCTTTATAAGAACCATATGGATGTGTATTATCCTCAAGATTTACAAAACTCTCTAGGGCTAATACTGCCATAGTCTGTATTTTCTCTCTATCTACGTGATTTTTATATTTTTCTCCAAAATTATATAATTCACTCACTAACATATACGCTAGTTCATATTCTCCCTTTCCTGAAACTATGTCTCTTGTAAAACCAATCATTTTGTATAGGATTTTTACATATTCTAAATTTATTGTTCTATTTTCTACTATAAAAATCATTTTTAAAAGTCTTTCATATTGGTTTTTTAAACTTTCTAATGATTTTGTTCTTACTAATTGAAAATAGAATTGAACAATTAATTCCTGCACTCTATTTGACCATCCATATTCTAAAGAATCATTCTCACCTAATTGCATGGTTCCCATTTGGTCTAGCGCGGATGTTAGTGCTGACATCGTTTATATATTTTATATTTTTAAACTTTAAATTTTTTTTCAATTATATTTTATCATTTTGATATAAAGTATAATTGAAAAGGTACTTGCTTTATTGCTTTTTATCTAAAGTAAATTTGTAAATACTATTTTTACGAGTTTGTCTATTTGTATTTGTATTTGTATTTGTATTTGTATTTGTATTTGTATTTGTATTTGTATTTGTATTTGTATTTGTTTTATTTTTTGTTGTATTTAAATTTATCTTTTTTGTTGTATTATTACTATTTACTAACACTTTATAAATATATATTACTGTATTTATCTTTTCAAATATCTTTAAACTTTCATTTAATTTTATTGTTCCTATAAGATTTAAATTAGTTAAATAATTATTTAAATAATTATTACTTGTATCTATATCTTTTTCAATAAATGTCTCTAACTCTTCCTGTTTTATGTTTATATTTAAATATGAACATGATATTAGTTTATGTTTTTTATCAATATTATATTGATTTTCTTTTATAATATTTAATTGTCTTTCTTCACTTAATTCACCATTTTTTATTTCTTCTATCCTATTTTTTATACTGTATATTTCATGGTTTTTATCTATATAAAAAAAAAGAATTTCTATATTATTTTTACTATCTTTATCATATATTTTTTCTAAATATTTCATCTTTTTTACTTATTAATTATTCATAGTTTTCTATTTTATTATAAACTAATTACCAATCTTCTACGTATTCCTCTTCATCTTCTGAATCATAATCTGAATTATTTGCATATTCTTCTTCTTCCTGTTCTAAATTTACAATATAATCCATATTCCAATAAGGAGACATATCTCCTAATATGTCATTTAATTCTTCGCGATGTTTTATTCTCTCTTCCATTATTTTTTGTGCCCCCGCTGGATTATAATATTCTGATATTTCCTCTTCTGGTTCATATTTTTTTTCATATTTTTTTTCATATTTTTTTCCCTTTGTCAATAGTATCCATCCTTTTGGTAATATATTTACTACCTCTTTACTCTCTTCTAAATTACTTGTTTCTACACGTTTTTTATAATCATTATCACTTTCTGTCTCTTTATTTGATTTATCTGTATCTTTTACCAGGGTTGGAAACTCGCAATTCTTAATATCAAATTCCTTTTTTTGTTCTTTAAATTCATTCTTAAAATTACTCCTTCTGTTATGATTATGATTATGATTATGATTATGATTATGATTATGATTAAGATTAGAATTATTTTTATTTTTTTGTACATTTTTACCTTTACTATTTGGTTTGTATGTTGTTGTGGCTAGTTCTTTTAAAGATTTTCCTGTAATATTTCTTTTCTCTCTATTTACTACTTCTTTTGATTTGAAAATATTCTCCTGACTACTATTTGTATTTGACCTATTTGATGTTTTTTGTTCTTGCTTTTTACTGGTTGATGAGCTATTTAGGCTCTTGAAACGGTCTGCCATTTTTTGATAGCTGGTTATTCTTGTCTAAGTATGTGATTATCTGATTATTATTTTATATTTTATTTTTCAATTTTTTTTTTATATTTTTTTAGTTTTTTTTTATATTATATGTTTTATTACTTAAAGTTTTTATTATATAGATATATGTCTCCTTACAGCTATAAAATTTATTTATAATGTATATTTATGCCTGCATATTTTAAATTGGAGACAGCAAATATATATTTTTATTGATAAAAATATATCAATGTAAATATATATTTATTTATAAATGGAGTTTATTGAAATGGATAGTGATAATGTCTATAAAATTCCTAATACTTTTCATAATGATTATATTAAAACTTTCTTAAACCAATTTGGTATTATTTCTAATATTGATAATGATTTTATTACAATTAAAGTATCTAGTATTGAAACTTTAAATAAAAAATCAGATGATTCGCTTATTAATAAATTTATTTATGATATTGGCTGTCAAATTTTATTATTAAAAAAAAATAACTTAGCAATTAAATATTTTAATTTAGAAGATATAGTAATCATTAATTCTAATATATTTCTTTTTATTAATCCTAATATGATTTATGAATTATTAGAAAAAAAAATAGTAAAAGAAAATTTGCCTTCACATAAATATGGGGTATTTAGTTTAGAGTCAATTGATTTTAATTCTAAATTTATTCCAATTGAAATCATTAATAGTAAAAAAAATCCTAATTCTACAAAAAAATATTATTATTATACTACATCATTTTATAGTTTGGCTAAGTTGTTATTATATTATTTTAATATTGATGATATTGAAGATATCAAATTTACCTCATTATATTTCTTTTGTAAAAGATGTTTAGTGGATAATCCTCTTGAAAGAAATTTATTATTTATTTAATCGTAATTTTTTTTGATTGTTTTCCAAGAAATCTATTTCCTTGGGAAACATGATTTGTAGTGTATTCACAAGTTTTACAAGAAATGAAATCTGTATCTGTACTGAAGATTATTTTCTTTATATTCAGTCTACAGATTGTTTCATAACAATTTAAACAGGGAGCTGAATTTCTGAAATTTCCATGATTATCAGTTCTTACAATATATAAAGTTGTTTTCCTAAAAATTTTGTCATTTACACTGCTTATTTAAAGTAGACTCCGTGCGGCAACACTGGTGCCAGACATCACGGAGTGCGGCAATTTCTGCATGGCATGAACATGTATTTTTAATAAATCCATCGTTTGACCTAGTACGTCCTGAATTACATCCACGCCCCCTTACCTTACCATTTACTACTGCAACACAACCGTGCCTATGGGTTTGAGTAGACTTTTGTGCCTCCAAGCTTGCCAACGACAAAAACGTACGGTCACTCGTGCTCAAGATAGCCATATTTGGATTGATGAATGATATTTGCATATTTTATATTTTTCAATTTTTTTTATTTGAAAAATTGAAAAATAGTTTTTTTTTATTAGTAAAATATAATATTTATGGAGGCTCTTGCGCTTACTAATCTGCCTGATAACTATTACATTCTGAATATCTTTTTACAATCTAAGTTATCTAATCAAATTGTAAAAAAGTATAAACAAGCACAGGTTAAAAATAATTCATTCTTTAATTCTGATGTATTCCATATGTCTGATGCTGGAATTGATTTATATGTTCCCGAGTCTCATGATATCAAAAATGGTAGTAGAAGTAATAAGGTAAATATGTGTATTAATACATCCATGTTATTTGTATCAAATAAAAAATCTATTCCTTGTAGTTACTATCTCTATATGCGTTCTAGTACTGGTTCTAAAACACCACTACGTTTATCTAATCAGGTTGGAATTATGGATACTGGATATAGAGGCGATGTAATTGCCTGTTTTGATAATATTGATGATAGTAATGGTAATGGTAATGGTCATTATTCTGTATCTCAAGGCGATAGATTAGTTCAGATTTGTTCTCCAAATATTACATATCCTATTGTTTTAAATATAGTAAATGATATTGAAGAACTTGATTTTAATCAATCTTTTGTTAATGTGAGAGGCGGAGGTGGGTTTGGTTCAACTGGGCGATAAAATTATTTATTTGCCAACTTTAAAACCTCTTTTATTTAACATTTTTCTTGCTTTATTTGCTACTTTTTTATATGTTTTCCTGCTATGTCTTGGTTGTGATAAACCTTTATATGTTTTTTTCTTATTGCCCCATTCTCTTGCTCTTACATATGCTGCCCATAATCCTTTTGTATTAACTTTACATGTATTTTTTGTACATATTGGAAAATCTGGATGCAATTTATCAGTCGGAGTATGTTTTCCTAGAAAGCATTTTTGACCGCATTTATGAAACATTTTTGTACGTTCTTTTCCAAATGGTGCTTCATTATGCCAACCTGCCCAAGGAAGTGTTCCTTTTTTGTTTTTTTTGGTTGCTCTCATATATAAATTGTATTTATTATTTATAATTTATAATTTATAATTTATTATTTATAATTTATAATTTTTTATTTATAATTTATTATTTATAATTTATTATTTATAATTTTTTATTTATAAAATTGATATTAAATAATTATATAAATATTTCTTAATATGATTTGTACATTCTGTAAAAATAAAGGTATTCAAGGCCCACATAACCATACGGTTAGGAATTGGACATTACCTAATAAACCTATTATTTGTCCTAATTTGCTGAGTAATACTTGTACCTTTTGTAAAAATAATGGACATACTCGTCAATATTGTAATATTCGTATTGAACTTGAAAAGCTTTCTAATAATAATAGGAGCGATGCTGATGTTGATATGGTATGTTATAATAATATTTTTATCAACTTAAAGAGACCTCTTGATAATGCGGATAGTAATCTAAATTCAAATAAAATGCCTAGGATTTAAGACTATTAAGGTTTAAGATTACTCCGTTTTAAACTTTATTATTGTTTGTATTAGTAGCAGTAACTTTTACAGTTGAAGTTGAAGTTGATTTTTTCTTTTTAAGTAAAGAAACTACTAATTTTAATATAGTAGAAAAGCAACCAGTTATTTGTTCTTGTGTTTTTTTATTATTTAAATTTAGTTGTCCTTTTGACGCTTGAACAACTAAACTAATTGTATTTTCTAACATATTGCTTTCTATTATTTCTATTATTAATCTTTTTTCTTCTCCATCACTTACTAAATCATCTACTAAGGCTTTTATCACTTTTACTACATTATCTTGTTTATCTGAGCCTGGAATATTTAATTCTTCAACTAATTCCATAGCTTCTTTTAAAATCAAATGAATAGTTTTACTGGATACTTGAGTTACTCCAATTCTTTCCTTGAGAGAAACTAGTAATTCTCCTATTAATTCTGTGTTTTCAACTGACATTTATATTATTATATATATTTTTATTTATTATTATTTATTATTATTTATTATTATATATACTAATAAGTATATATAATAAAAATAAACCCCCGGCGGGGATCGAACCCGCAACCTCACGATTAGAAGTCGTGCGCGCTATCCAATTGCGCCACGGGGGCAGAAGGGCACTAGCATTTTCAGCTATAATAAAAATACCCCCTAGCGGGCTCGAACCGCTGACCACTAGATTAAAAGTCTAGCGCTCTACCGACTGAGCTAAGGGGGCAAACGCTCCGTACTGGTTTCGAACCAGTGACCTTGCGGTTAACAGCCGCACGCTCTAACCAACTGAGCTAACGGAGCAAAAGGTAAATGGTATTTATCTAAAAAGATAACTATAATTGCACGGAGTGGGGTTCGAACCCACGCATCTTTCGATAGCAGATCTTAAGTCTGCCCCCTTAGACCACTCGGGCATCCGTGCGACTGGCTTCTTATTTGCTGTCAACTTTATTATCTAAAAATGATATTTTTTTTTGCTGTAAGTTGACAAAGCTCCCGACCAGATTCGAACTGGTGTTGGAGGATTCAAAGTCCTCAGTGATTACCGCTACACTACGGGAGCATTTTATACATTTATTTATTTATTTATATTTATTTATTTATATTTATTTATTTATATTTATTTATTTATATTTATTTATTTATATTTATTTATTTATATTTATT